CCAATTGCTGTAACTGGACTTCAGTCTTCTACACAATATACTTATACAGTAACTGCTACAAATAATTATGGCACGTCTGCAGCATCATCTGCATCTGCTGGCGTTACTGCAACTACTGTGCCACAGGCACCAACAATTGGAACTGCAACAGCAACAAATGCACAAGCTTCAGTAACATTTACAGCTAATTCAACAGGCGGATCAGCAATTACGTCGTATACCGTAACCTCGTCACCAGGCAATATTACAGCCTCTGGCGCATCGTCGCCAATTACTGTAACTGGTCTTACTAATGGAACTGCCTACACATTTACAGTTACAGCAACTAATGCTAATGGCACATCAGCGGCCAGCTCTGCAAGTAATAGTGCTACTCCAACAAGTAATGTTTCAGTAGACTATTTAGTTGTAGCAGGTGGTGGTGGTGGATGGGGAAGCTCTCAGTCTCCTGGTGGTTCTGGAGGTGGAGCTGGAGGTCTAAGATCTACATTTACCGCTACTGGTGGTGGTGGAACCCTAGAAAGTTCTTTATCTTTAGGTTTTGGAACTAATTACACAGTCACTATTGGAGCAGGTGGAAATGGTGGAGTTGGAGATACAAATGCAGCAAGTGGTCATATTGCACCAACTAATGGGGCTAATTCTATATTTTCAACAATAACTTCCATTGGTGGTGGCTCTGGTGGTGGATTTTCTGCAGCTGCTGGCGCTACTGGCGGTTCTGGTGGTGGTGGAGGTTGGGGTGCATCTGCTGGTTCAGGAACAGCCAATCAAGGTTATGGCGGCGGAAGCAATGGAATGACTGATAATCAAAATGGTGCTGGCGGTGGCGGCGCAGGCGCAGTCGGCGGTTCTCCAACAAACGGAAATCCTGGAACTGCTGGAGCTGGTGGTAATGGTGTAACAACATCAATTTCTGGAACATCTACTACCTATGCAGGAGGTGGCGCAGGCGGTACTGGCTTTAATCAGAATGCAAGTTCAGGCTCTTATCGTGCTTTAGGCGGTTCTGGTGGTGGTGGCGCTGGCGGATATAATAATACTGATGGAGGTAGAAGTTATACTGGTGTTTCAGGAACTGTTAATACAGGTGGTGGCGGCGGTGGCGCAGGCGGCCCATATCAAGGAAGACCATTCAACTCAACTGGTGGAAATGGTGGTTCTGGCATAGTTATTCTCAGATATCCAGTAGCTCGTACAATAACAGTAAGTGCTGGATTAACATCATCTACCTCAACCGATGGATCTTTTAAAGTAACTCAATTTACGGCGGGAACAGGAACAATCTCCTTCTCCTAATTATGTCATATAAGTCTACTATATTGTACGACTACCCAATAGCATATTATCCATTGGATGAGCTATCTGGAACTTCCGCCTTGGATTATTCTGGATGTGAAAATGACGGAACATATACAGGATCAATAGAATTAAATCTAGTCCCATTAACAGTAGGATGTAATAGAGCAACAAAAATAACAAGTTCAAGCTATGTAGAATATTCAATAATTAACGATTATTCGGCGGCATCAACAACTAGTACATTTGCAACTGTAGATTCTTCAGATAATGACTTTACAATAGAATTCTGGTTTTATCCACAAATTACACAAACCGATGAAATCCCATTAGTAGCAGATGCTGGAAAAAATATAGGTGTCTTTTATCAAAAAGGAAATGTTGTATTCAAATTAGACTCAGAATCTTTAGAGTATACTTTGCCATCTCTAAATAAAGCATACCATATTGCTGCTATATACTCTGTTAATTCCGCCTCAATATATATTGACGGCGTATTGGTTAAATATAGATCTTTAAATAATTTTTCCTTCATTAATGCCTCTATTAATTTTGCATCTGGCCCTACAACATCTTCTGATTATTTCTTAATTAATTCGGTGGCGGTATATAGATATTCATTGCTAGAAAACCAAGTGTCATATCATTATACAGAAGGACAATCACTCCCAGCATTTCAAGTGGCAGAACCACTAAATGGAGAAGTATTTGAAATATATGATGATGAAGTTTCATCTCTATATAAATATGAATATCCAAATAGCAAATCTTGGTCTGAATTAGTTACAACTGGATTAACCCATAACCTAACATTAAATTGTCTTGAAATAACAGAAACTTCAAGTACATCATCATCAACTGTTACAATAGAAGATTTTATATCTATTCCAAGTACCGCCATATTTGATTCGTCTAAAATAGAATGGGACGGTGATAATGGAGTTTCAATACAAGCAAGTACAGATGGAACAACATATACCTCATGTGTAAATGGCCAACAAATTCCTGGATATACTTTAAATAGTTTTGCTTCAACTGGAAAGCTTTATTTAAGAATAACATTTACATCAACCGATACATCTAGATATATTCCAAGACTATTTAATATATCTGTTTTATTCTATAATGATCAGATAAGATATTCATATAATGGAAATAGTTATATCTCTACTCTTGAAGAAGATTCAGGAATTTCTGACTTTGATATTACAATAGGAAAGTCTGTTCATAATATATTATCAAGGCATAATAGAAATGGAATTAGAACGGTATCAGATTCTGGATTTGAAATTACAACAGGTAAGGCAGTAAATGCTTTGGAATTTTTCTATACCCCCGCCACATTGACGGATAGCGGGCTATTGTCCACAACAGCCACAAATGGCTATGCAGCCTCTGCTATATATTGGCATAACTCTGGAGCCATGTCCAAGACCAATATAGCGGCATTATATGTGAATGGGATAAATAAAACCTCAGAAACCAATGTCTCAAATGTATTTAAGGTTGGCCAATTACATCATGTAGTAGTAGTATTTTCGTCGGCGGTATCAAATGATATTAGATTTAATTATTCTTTATACGGATCAGTATCTGCCCTCTATCAATATATTACATTATACAAGGATGCCTTAACCTCTACCCAGGCTTCCAACAATTATGAGTATTATACAAAAAAACAGAACGTATCAGTCACAGATTCCTCTACCATGACACTGACAGAAAATACAGTAGAAGGATATAATAATGACTGGATAGTGATACAAAGCGTATAATATTAACAATTAGCCTGACAAAAAGCTGGACTTAGACTATTAAAGGTGGTAAAATAAAGGTCTATGGATATTAAAAGAAGCAGCGTAAAGGTTGGACCAGAAGAAACCACTCTAGGAATCTATGTTTGGGAGATGCCAGACGGACGCTGGATAGGCGATGACGATGGCAATTTTCTTTCAATAACATCCATGAAGAACAACAGATCTCGCATAGATGCATTGGCTAGAGAAGTAAGGTCGTATGGTATTTATGAAGGAAAGCCTTTATTTCTATCTGGACGTAGAAAGATAGATGACGAAGAATTTGAGTACCAGCAACAAAGATTAAAGTGGGGCTTAACTCCAGATCCTTTAGATATTGGAGTTTATAAAGAAGAAACTAAGAAGGCGCAAGGACGAAAATAATGGGACTAATTGAAGACGACAACCAAGAAATTGATACAGGAGTACATGCTCTAACTGCATCAGATTTTCATATTCCGTCAGCAAATGTTGTAAAGACTACTGATGCCTTTATGGTGTCTGGCGAAGAATTGCAAAAAGTTCAAGGACTTGGTGCTTCATTCCGCCGTAAAATGAATCGTAATCTTCAAAAGAGATTTGTTGGTATTGAAGGCGTAGAGACACAGCAGAATCTTCTTGCACAAGCCATTACTGGCTATGCAATGTTTGACCTTATTGAGCCTCCATATAATCTTGAATATCTTTCACATATTTATGAAATTTCACCATACAACTACGCAGCAATTAATGCTAAGGTTTCAAATATTGTAGGTCTTGGATATGACTTTATTGAAACACGTAAAACAATGGATGCAATTGATGGTATTGATAATGAAAATCAACTAGAGCGGGCACGTAGAAAGCTTGATAGACTTCGTCAAGATTTACATGAGTGGCTAGAAGATTGCAATGAAGAAGAAACATTTAAAGAAACATTAATCAAATTCTACACAGACGTAGAGGCAACAGGAAATGGCTACCTAGAAATTGGTCGTACAACTTCTGGCAAGATCGGATATATCGGACATATCCCAGCAAAGACAATGCGTGTTCGTCGTCTACGTGATGGATTTATTCAATTGCTTTATGGCAAGGCAGTATTCTTCCGTAATTTTGGAGATCAAGAAACTCCAAATCCAATTGCAGAAGGAAGCGACAGGCCAAATGAAATTATTCATTTTAAGAAATATACCCCACGCAACAACTACTACGGTATCCCAGATATTGTAGCGGCAGCAAATGCTATGGCAGGAAATGAATTTGCTGGTAAATATAACTTAGATTATTTTGAGAACAAGGCTGTTCCACGATATATTATTACTGTAAAAGGCGCAAAGCTTTCCACAGAATCTGAGCGAAAGCTTCTGGAATTTTTCCAAGTTGGTCTTAAAGGAAAGAACCATCGCTCACTTTATATTCCGCTACCAGCAGATTCACCAGACTCAAAGGTTGAATTTAAGATGGAGCCAGTTGAGGCGGGAGCACAAGAGTCCTCATTTAATGTTTATCGTCAATCAAATAGAGACGAAATATTAATGGCTCATCGTGTTCCAATTTCTAAAATTGGTAGCCCTCAGGGAATTTCTTTAGCAAATGCTCGTGATGCAGATAAAACATTTAAAGAGCAGGTTTGCCGTCCAGTTCAAGATATTTTGGAAAAGAAATTAAATAAATTAATTGAAGAAATGACAGATGCCCTTCAAATTAAATTCAATGAATTAAGTCTAACTGATGAAGATACTCAATCTAAGATTGATGAGCGTTATTTAAGAATGCAGGTAATTACTCCTAATGAAGTTCGAATTCGTAGGGGAATGGTACCTATGGATGGTGGAGATGAGGTTGTTGAATTAAAACCTCAGCAGCAGGCGGAAGTAAGAGCCCAGGCTGGAAATACCAGAACCAGAGATCAAGAAAGGGATAATAATTCCCCAGATATTTCAGGGGAAGCTAGAAATCCTCAAGGTGAAGGCAGACAGGTTGAGTAATACTACTCAACTGATTATTTGCCTTATATATAATAACGTTATAAAATTAAGCATATGAATATTGAGAAATCTTTATGGTCATCTAATGGCGACAATATTAATTTGTCTGTGCCTTTCACTAAAGTCAATCGTGAGAAGCGCACAGTTTCTGGTTTTGCAACGCTAGACAATCTTGATCAAACAGGAGATGTTGTAACACAAGAAGCATCATTGAAAGCATTTGAATCTTTCCGTGGAAACATTCGTGAAATGCACGGATCAAATGCAGTTGGCAAAATGGTTTCATTTAAGCCAGAGACATATTATGATCCAGAGAAAAAAGAATTTTATAATGGCGTTTATGTAGATGCCTATATTTCAAAAGGCGCACAAGATACATGGGAAAAGATTTTGGACGGAACTCTTCAAGGATTTTCAATCGGCGGAAAGATTATAGATTCAGAGAACGAAGTTAATAAAGCTACAGGTAAGCCAGTAAGATTTATTAAAGAGTATGCATTGATGGAGCTATCTGTTGTAGATTCTCCAGCAAATGAACTATGCAATATCTTGTCTATTCAGAAAATGAATGGACAACTTCTATTTAAGGGAATTGCTGCAGAGACAAAGATGGAAAATATTTTTTATTGTGCAGAAAGTGATTCTGTATTCATGTCAACAGATACAGAATACACATCACCAGTTTCTGGTAAGCCTGCAACTTTAATCGGTTGGGTCGAATCAAATGATACAAACAAAGCAAAGGAAATAGATAGAATTCTTGATTTGCACAAAAAGTCAAGATTAACGTTGCCTGATACAAACACAATTGCAAAACAGGCAAACGCAGAAGGAGGTAATGAAGTGTCAGAAAACACAGAAACACTAGCAGCAGTTGAAGAAACTCCTGCAGTTGAAGAAGCAGCTCCTGCTGAAGTAGCAGCTGTTGAAGAAGCAGCACCTGCTGAAGAAGCAGCACCTGCTGAAGACGCTTCTGCCGAAACTCTGGAAAAAGCAGCCGACGTATCAGAAGTTATGGTTGATGAACCTGATTTTGCAAAGATGCTTGGCGATCTAAAAGGCTTTTTCTCAGAAACTCTAAATAAGGCATCAGAAGCAAACTCTGCTCAAGTTACAGCTATTAAAGACACAGTTGAAACTTTTAGCAAGAGCGTTGATGGACGAATTTCAGAATTGGCAGAACAACATGCAGCACTTTCGAAGGCTGTAGAAGATATCAAGAACACGATTGATGGCGTAGAAAAGCGTGTCGTAGCGGTAGAATCAGAGACCGCAATTAAGAAGTCCTCAGACCTTGGCGGGTCTCAGGAAGTAACAATAAAGAAATCAAAATGGAACGGTTCTTTCCTCGGTTCCGTGAATGAACTTTTAAAATAAAAGGTAGGTGAAAAATATAATGAGCAATGAAATGTTAGAAAAAGCAGTTGCAGCAAACACAACAGTAACTGGAAACATGACAGGTTCAGCCACAGCAACCACTGGTATTCACGTAGCTGCTGAGGGTGAGGGTGGTCTTCTAAACCCAGAACAGTCTGCACGTTTCCTTGATTACATGTTCGATGCAACAGTAATTGGTAAGGTGGCTCGTACTGTTCGCATGCGAGCAGACACCACTGAAATTGATCGTATTGGTGTTGGTGAGAAACTTATGGTTCTCGCTACAGAAGCTGATAACACAGGTTCAAACTCTGCTGTTACCTTCTCCAAGATCTCTCTTACAACAAAGAAGCTTCGCTTGGATTGGGAGCTTTCAACAGAATCTCTTGAGGACAATATCGAAGGTCCAGATCTAGAAGATCATATTGCCCGTATGATGGCAACACAGGCAGGTAATGACATTGAGGATGTACTCCTTAATGGAAATACCTCTCTTACATCAGATAACCTTTATAAGGCATTTGATGGTGTAGTCAAGAAGGCAAAGACCTATGGTCGTGTAGTAGATGCAGGTGGCGCAGGCATTAGCCGTGCACTCTTCAACTCAGCCCTCAAGGCACTCCCACGTAAGTACAAGCAACGTCGTTCCGACCTTCGCTTCCTTGCAGGTTCCAATTTGATTCAGGACTTCCTGTACGCAAATAGCATTGGAACAAACCAGACCATCCCACAGGATATCGCTTCAAGCATTATCCGCGGAGAAGGTGTACAACCACTCGGTGGTCCAGCAGGTTATGTGGCTCCATTCGCATTCGGTATTCCGATTGTTGAAGTTCCACTTCTTCCTGAAGCACAAGATGGTGATTACTCAGGCGAAACTGGCAACCATGGTGACGTCCACTTGACATTCCCAAATAACGTAGTTATTGGTGTTAAGCGTGATGTAACCGTCTATCGCTTCTTCTGGCCAAAGAAGGATGCTATCGAATATACAATGTATACTCGTGTTGGCGTTCAAATTGAGCAAGCAGATGCATGGGTTGTTGTCAAGAACGTTAAGGTCGCTTCCTAATTTAGGATTTAGATCTGCTGAAAGGCCCCCATTAATTTGGGGGCTTTTCCTTTTAATTTAACAATGCTATAATTAAATGACCTATAAAAGGAGAAATTAATGTCATTTGATACATTAAAAGTTGCAGAGCTAAAGCAAATTGCAGAAGACTTTGCAGTAGATATTGAAGGAATTAGCGGCAAGAAAGATATCATTGCTGCATTGTCAGAAGAAGGCGTAACTTGGGCTATCTATAAGAAGGCCAAAGGAATAGAGGAAGAAGAAAAAGAAATGAACGAGACCTTACCAAAGGCGGCACCAAAAGTAGTTAATAAAGAAGATATGGTTCTTGTTAAAATGACTAGACCAAATTATAGTTATGAAATTATGGGTCATACATTTACCAAGGAGCACCCATTTGTTGCTATGGACAAAGATACAGCCCAAGCAATTTTTGATAAGGAGGAAGGCTTTGTTATGGCAACTCCACTAGAAGTGCAGGAGTTCTACAACTAGGCCAATTAAATGGCAGAGGTATATAAAAATAGTTACGCACCAGCTAAAACAAAAATATTCTGGGGCGGTCAAATAGTAGATGCTGACGGATCAGTACTTGTAGATATCTATGATATAACACAAGACCCAGCAGTAGTACCATCAATAAGTCCGTCTACTCCAATATCATCTAATCTTATTGCTACAAAATCAGAAGTAGATCCTGGATCATACGAAATAAATATACCTTATGCATTAACTGACAGAAACAAGAATCTTAAATTAAAATGGAAATATACAGTCGGCGCTACAGGTGCTAGTCATGATACATTTGTAGATGTTGTAACCCCTTATGCATCATTAGCAGAAGCAGTAGAAGATTTAGGGATAGCTACAGATCCATCTGATCCAAATTATAAGTCATACCATGAATTAGTTATGGCAGAAAAGTATGCAAGAAAAGTAATTGAAAATCATACTGGACAAAACTTTTATTTATACGATGATGTTCAGATAGCTTATGGATCTGGATCAGACATACTTCCGCTTCCATTTAAATTAGATACATTACATGAATTATATGGAAATGATTTGCTATTAGTAGACAATATTAATAACGAAAATAATTGGATATTTGAACCAATTATTTCAGAAACAGGATTTGGTCTAAGAGTAGACAGAACTGACTCTCTAGACAATACTGTTTATACAGCGAATGGAATGGTTCCGCCAACAATAAACGATTACGGCGGAAATGGCGCATTTAGAAAAGATACTAGATATAAAGTTGCTGGAAAATTTGGATGGGCCGAAGTTCCAGATAATGTTGAGCAGGCATGTATTCAGCTAATCGGAGACTATTTTGCTAAAGATAAGGTCTGGACAAACAAATACGTTAAGACTATATCTACTTTCGATTGGGATTTCGAATATTCATCAGACGCATACAAAGGAACTGGTAATGCATATGCGGATCAATTATTGTATCCATATGTCCTTACCACTATGGTTGTCATATGATAGATCTCGTAGACTCCGTTTTGTCTATGAAGATGGATGTCTATAGACAAACAGATTTGCAAGACCCAGATACTGGAGCTATAGTAAAAGAATGGATTTACTATAAAACAATAGATTGCTCTGCTAAAGGTGTAATAAGCAACTCTTCTTCAACACGCACAAACAGCATACAGTCTTTTGGAACAAAATATTCAAACGAAGAAATTCTTCAAATAAGAACATCTCAGCGTTTAACTTTTAGAGAAAAGATTACTAATATTAGAGATTCAAAAAATAATCCTATCTGGGTTGAATTAAATTATCCAACAGATACGCCTACAGTTTTTGAAATAATAGGAAGCACCCCATTAACAGATGGATTTGGAAATATTATAGCCTACAACTCAGTTGTAAAGAGATCGGAGAATCAGAACATTGGAATATAATGTACCGTTGCTCCAGGCATCCAGCGGCCTAAGAAATCTCATGACCGCATCAAAAGGCGGGGTTATGAAGGAAAGTCTAGTAGCTCAAATATCTGCTTATGTATATTACAATGTACAGGTAATTAGCAAATTAACCTCAAATGCTGCATTTAAAAATAAATTTAAAGAAGTTATATTTAATCAAATAGAAAAAGAATTTGGCGAATATGTAGATTCACAGGCCAGAGTTAAACCTAAATCTCTGCACCATGTATATGAATGGAATCAAACTGGAGATAAGTCAGCAAGATTATTTAAATTAAATAAATTAAATACAGAAGGCTTGGGTTTTTCAATGACATATGAATTTTTACCTTCTAAATCATTTGCAAAGTCAGAAGGCAACCGTAGGCACGTATTTGTAAATAAAGCTTCTGTAATGGAAGCTGGGATGCCTCTTAAAATTGCTCCACGCCATTCTAAGCGCCTTGTATTTGAAACCAATGGTTACAAGGTGTTCATGCCAATTGGAGCCTCTGTAACGGTTAGGAGACCTGGCGGAACAGGTGTTAAAAATTCATTCATGATGACATATTCTAGATTCTTTAGATCTAATTTAGTTAATCTAGCAATTAAGCGATCTGGATTCCAACAATTATTTAATAGATCTATGACAAAGGCTTTGAATCTTCCGTCAGAAATTAAAACGGTTAAATATTCATTTAATCCTAATACAATATCAATTCAAGCAGATGCCGCATTGACCTCTGCGTTCGGAGCATCATTATGAAAGTTAATTACAAATTAGACGCAATGCTTGAACTTCGCAAGTATCTTTGGGCTAAATTAAAAACGGCGGGAATATTTGATGAAGACGCATACTGGAGCGACAATATAGAAGAGAACATAATTCCAATATTGCCAGTACAGCAATACCCAGAAATGAATCAATTTTTGAGCGGGAAGAAACATATAATCTATGACAAGATAGGAGTATCATACGATACCCTATGGCTTATCTGTAATGAGCAAATTCTATTCACCGTATATTCAACCGATGTTTCAGAGATTAATGAGATTAGAAACTTTATGATAGATGAATTCCGTAGGATGGATGATGCGGCTAAGGATATGAATAGGCATCCTGGATTTAATAGCGACAAGTTTAAGATACACACAATTTATGTAGCCGATATGTCGCCAACTGCTCCTTCTGAGGAGCTTCAAGGCTTCTTTTCGGCAGATATCATTCTTGAGATCAAATACTCACGTAACACAGACTCCTCTGGTAGATATTTATAATAGGTTTGCCTTTTGACCCCTAATGGCCTAAAATTGGACATAGAGGAAAGAGGAAAGGGCCTAGCCAGCCTAACAATTTAATTTTTTAAAATTAGGAGGTAGAAAAAGATGGCATTTAACAATGCTAAGAATATTATCGTCGGTGCTGCACCAGTTTATATTTCCGTTAAGGATTCAACAGATAACGCATACGTTGAGAATCTTCTAGACACACCGTCTGGAGGTATTACTCTCGCTGCTCGTACATCTGCTGCAACAACTTTGGATGCTGCTACTACAAAAGTTCGTAACGTTGGTTTTACAAACAATGGTCTTCAGATCACTTATAACCCAACATACGAAGATGTTACTGTAGACCAGCTCCTTGATGCTGCTAAGCTTTTCAAGTCTGCTATGCAGGTTATGATTATGACTGAAATGACAGAAGGAACGCTACAGAACACACTCACTGTTTTCGGACAGGGAGTTGCAACACTCAAGAAGGATGGATCTGCTTCAACAGATCTTTATCCAACAAAAGGCGCAACAAGCGCAGGCGACAAAGACCTTACACTAGGATTTGAAGCAGGTGCTCTCGGTGCCGCTCCAACAGAGCGTCAACTATTTGCAGTTGGACAAGCTCCAACATTTGCTTTGGATAGCACAGGCGCAGCTGAGGTTTCAGCAACAACTGAGCGTGTATATTATGCTCGTCGTGTTCTCTCTGTTCAACAGACACAGTTCACACTTGCACGTAATACACCAACCACATTCCCAGTAACATTCCGTCTTCTCCCAGACGCCCGCTACGCAGGCGCAGAATACGGCAAGATTATTGATCGTGTCTTGGCTTAATTAATTTAAGCTATTTGCAAAACCCCCATTTTTATGGGGGTTTTGTGCTTGTATTAATAATATCCATTTGTTATAATGTTTATAACTATCCAAGGAGGATAAATTGGCTACTACAGTATACGACGTAGAAGAAGTTAAATTACAAAATGGCGCAACAGTACAGTTGAAGCCACTATCAATTAAACAGCTGAGAAAATTCATGGGTGCCATGAATAAAGCTCAAGAAGCAACAACAGAAAATGAATCACTAAGCGTGTTGATCGACGCTTGTGCTATTGCTTTGGAAACACAACTTCCAGACTTAGTAAAAGATCGTGACGCTTTAGAGGAAGCTCTAGATGTTCCAACAATTAACAGAATTCTAGAAGTCTGTGGAGGAATTAAACTAGACGACCCAAACCTAATAGCGGCGGCAGTTCTGGCTGGTCAGAACTAGACCTTGCCGCTTTAGTAAGGCAAGTTTTTCTTGTAGGTGCTTGGAAGAATTACCAAGAACTAGAAGAAAATCTCTCACTACCAGAAGTTTTGCAAACGATAGAATCGATGCAAAAAAGAGAGAAAGACAACAGAATATTCTTGGCATCTTTACAAGGAGTCGACATTAGAGATGAGCAAGATAACAAAGGTCCAACCTTTGAAGATATCCGTTTAAGAGCTATGGGTATAAACGCTAGCAACGATGATGTAGTTTCACTACAAGGTCAAATAGCCCACGAGCAAGGATTCGGAATCGGAGTAGGTCTTGGATACTCTAAGGAGTAAAAGTAATATAGATGGCTGACGAAAAAATAGTAACTAGTATAGTTGCTAATTCCGACTTTTCAAATCTCATTGCCGATGTGCAACGAGTTACTAACAGCCTATCTAGATTACAGCAAGAGTTTGCTGGCGCCAATAGAGCGCTTGCTGGTCAAATCGATGCTACCAACGCAATGTTCTCTGAAACAATGCGTAAGACTGGACAGTTTTCTACACATTTCGTCAGCCTCACATCAGATGTAGAAAAGTTTGGTCGTAACCTTGACAGCGGCAGATTAAAGTTAAGAGACTACTTTAGAGCGTATCAGGAACATGCAAGAACAAATAGCGGATTAATAAGAGACCTGGCAAAACAACAGGTACAACTACAAAATGCTGTACTTCAACCCCTAGGCAGAAATGCTCAGGGGTTGATGCAATATAATGTTCATATCCCAAGAGGTTTAGATTTAACAAAGAATAAAGCTGCATTATTGAAGCAAGAACTTCAAATAATGAATAAAGTAATTCAAGATGGTGGAGTACAACTTATCAACTGGGGTAAAAATACTCAGTGGGCAGGTCGTCAGTTAACAGTAGGTTTAACATTACCATTAGCAGCATTCGGTAAAGCAGCAGCAGACGCATTTAAACAGGCAGATCAAGAATTAACTCGTTTAACTAAAGTTTACGGCGATGTTGCTGGAACATCTGCTCAAGAATTAGGAAAAATTAGAGAAGAAGTTTCTGCTACTGCAAAAGAACTTGCTTCTTCTATGGGTGTAAGTTTTACAGAAACAATAGGGCTTGCAGCAGATATAGCAGCTACAGGAAAAACTGGAAATGAATTGTTGTCTTCTGTTTCAGAAACAACTCGTTTAGCAGTACTTGGTGAAGTAGATCGTCAAGAAGCTATGAAGGCTACACTTGCAATTCAATCTGCTTTCAAAGCTAATACAGAAGAACTTTCACAATCAATTAACTTTTTAAACGCAGTTGAAAACCAAACATCAACCACTCTAAATGATTTGGTAGAAGCAATTCCAAAGGCTGGTCCAGTCATTAAAGGGCTTGGCGGAAATGTACAAGATCTTGCTCTTTATTTGACAGCCATGCGTGAAGGTGGAGTAAGCGCATCAGAAGGTGCTAATGCTTTAAAGTCCGCATTAGCTTCATTGATTAACCCAACAGATGTTGCTGTTGCAAAATTTAAAAGTTTTGGTATTGATTTGCTTGGTATTGTAAAAGGTAATGCAGGAGATGTAACTGGAACACTTCTAGCTCTTCAGTCAGCTTTAGATAAACTTGATCCTTTATCAAAACAACAGGCTATCGAACAATTATTTGGAAAATTTCAATTTTCAAGACTAAATGCTTTGTTTGAGAATTTAGGTCGTCAAGGAAGTCAAACCCTACAAGTATTAGATTTAATGAAGGCAAGCGCAGGAGATTTAGAGGCTGTAGCTAACCGAGAGTTGGCGGCTGTAACAGAGTCAGCATCTGGAAGATATCGCAGGGCGGTAGAAGGATTAAAAGCAGAATTAGCAGGAGTAGGTGATGAATTTTTAGATATTGGAACAAAGTTGTTAAATGTTTTAAGTAAGATAATTGATTTTACACAAAAGCTTCCAGATCCTGTAAAGAAAATATTAGCATTTGGAGGAGCATTTACCGCAATTATTGGACCAGTAATTATGCTTACTGGTGTTCTTGCAAACTTCTTTGGATATATTGTTAAAGGTCTTGGTCATTTCAAAGCGCTATTTAAAGGCGCAGAAGGATTTAAACTACTAACACCAGAGTTAATGGCAGCAAGGGCTGCAAGCGAACAATTAGGAAATGAATTCTATAGCGATGCTGCCGCTGCAAAAACATTAAGTCTTGCAATAGAGAAATTAAATGCAGACCTTCTTCTATTGCAGCAAAATGCTTCAAACGTTGCTGCAGTTGGAACAGGTGCAGGCAAGGTAGTCTCAACAGTTGGCGGTAGCCCAATATTAACAATGGGCGGACCTAGAATGGTAGATCCAGCACATCCACTTCTTGGCGGAGAATCAAGAGCTGCAGCCCATTTAAATCCAAGAGATCCACGTAATCCATCTACAATATTTGGATTAACTATGCAGCCAATTCCTGTAAATAGAGCAATTGGTAAAAACCCACAAATATTAATGGAAAACAGACTTCCAGGAATTGAGGGTCTTACAGAAGTTGGCGGTATTTCAACTGGTGTTGTTGCTGGTGAGCATGCTAGATATGCCGCATTGATGGCAACTCTTGGAGTTCAAAGCAGACAAGAAATTGAACAATTAAAGAAAGTAATCGGTTTAGGCGGACAAGTATCTAAAGAATTTATTGATACATTTGATGACATTCTTCCAATAACACAAAGACTTACGCAGAATGCAGCAACACAATCTGCTGCAATTGTTGCAGATTTAAGAGCTGGTAAATTAAATGTAGAGCAAGCAAGAGCAGCAATTATTGCAGTAAATGCAGAGCTTGAAAGAATGATGGGCGCTCAGGTTACACAATATGCAGCAGGTCGCGGCAGAACAATTGATTTAACAAAAGCTCCATTAATTGATCAACCTGTTGTAGATGTACAAGGAAAACCAAATCTTCGTGGAATGTATCGTCAAGGAATATTTGCAGACGTCATGTCTGCAGTTGGACGTGCAACAAGAACACGAACAATGGGTGGACCATATAGTATTGAAACAACAAGGCCTCAAGGATTAAATGCTGGTGGTCAGGTATATCAATCTCCAAGCATAGTGCCAGGGCCAAATGTAAATGCAGATGTAGTTCCAGCAATGCTTACTCCAGGAGAATTTGTTGTCAACAAAGAAGCTACAGCAGCAAATCTTCCATTACTTAAAGCTATAAATGATGGTGGATCGACAGGTCCAGGATATAATAAAGGCACACAAAATAAATTATCTGGACTACAACGAGGACACATATCTAACGATCTTTCAGCATTTTTGATGTATATGGATACAGATGTAAATCAAAGAATGGTTCGTGGAAGAATGTATCAGGGATATAACGGAATCACTGGTATGGAAATTGCAAATTCATTAGAAACATTACAATCAAGAACTGGTATGCATCCTACTGCAATATTAAGAAATGTTGCTTATGAAATGGGTGGCGATCCTAAATTTGTAGATGATTTTTATAAAGAATTAATAACTGATTTAAGACGACCAGAGAATGCTTCAAGGTTATTTGGTGGAACCTCAGGAGAATCATTTGAAGATTTTACAGATAAAAGACTTTCTAAATTACGTGCAGTTACTTTACCAGGAGGAAGAAATCTTCATGACGAATTACGTAGAGTTAGAAGTATTCGTGCTGGAAGAACAG